GCCAGCATCCCCCAAGAGGAATAAGCCCCCATTGGTTGGCCTACGCTGTATCTGACAAAGGTTGAACCTTTGCCAAAAGTGGTACCGAACTCTTTAGGAGTCCGGTAGTCACGTTCAGTTAGTATGGCTCGCCAAGTGTTGGCAAATGAATCAAGGGTGAATGCTCCAAGGACAAGCACCTGTAACGATATGGGAAGTCTATCCGTTGCCGCAGATAGGTCGTAAGACCAAAAATGCGTCCGGCCAGCTTTCGATGCACGTTCAAGCAGTTCCCTTACGGGTTTTGCCTGATCAAACGTTCCATCTTGCGGAATTTTCCGCAAGACTTTGTCGAAGATGAACCGGTGCAAAGGATATAATAACCATTGCGTCCAGATGTCCACCATTGCCACAATTCGTTTCTTGCCGGGTTCTTCCACTACAGAAAGCTTACCAACATCGAATTGCTCTTTGCCCCCACACCATTCTGAATCAGGATCGAACTGGGGGTTCAACCCTAACTTAGTTTGGGTGGCGTGACTCAGCTTCGACCAGTTCTTAGCCGTCTTTTCGACGTCTTCAAACCAGGGAAGCCAAGTAAGCTCAGAGGTTCCGATGAAGGCCCGCATGTGGGCAATGAGCCCAAATAGACTGGGTCGCGAGTGAATCGCGATCATATCTATCCAGGCGTTACCCACAGCGAGTACCTTGCTGTAGTAGGAATTAGGACCGGACGTGAACATCCACTTCCAAACGGGAGTGAAGTTCACTAACCGGATCGCACCTCTCAAGCCTTTCGGGTCGCCCCAAAAGGCTGAGTCCTCACGATCACGAACTCCCAGATAGGGCACAATACCGAAGCCTTTTGACCATATTACGAAAGTTCCTAGGAACTTCTGAAAATATGCCATCAGGACAGGGTCTATGTCCACTCCGGGATCCGTGACCGTAGATAGTGATAATTTTCCACGATAGTCTATCACCCGATAAAGGGTTAACAGACCAAGGTAAAATCTTATCACGGTACGATCTCCCCGAAGGAGCCGCTTACGATGTAAGACGGGTATCCAACGAGGAATCCCCCGGTTCGTTACTGATGTAGCAACGCCAGCCTCCCTAGGGTTCGCTAACCGACTTCCGGCTAAAACACGCTGAATTAACAGCAAGTTCGCCTTCAGAAAGATCGCTAGCCCTTTGGAGCCTTGGTTATGCTTAATCCTCATCACTAACCTAGTGAAATGGAACACAGCCTTAACCCAACCACGGGATTGTCCACCAATCATCATCGGAACAGCTCGGATGAGCCGATCCGACAATGATGAAAAGCTTTTTACAGCTTTTTGCCAAATAGCTGACGCCGTCTTTAGCTGTAAAGCTAATTTCAGTGTCATGTTAGATTATAGTATAAATATTATAACCTAGCATCCCGTTAGGGAGCTATCCTTCAGTTTCCGTGACCCCCCGTAAGGGACCACGGGCTGCAGGCAGGCGATGAAGCCCAGGTGGTCAACCTCCATGGTTGCTCAAGGCAACGTCACTTCCATTCCTAAGCCCCCTCACCTAAAGGATTGCTCCTCTAGGCAAGATTTTACGGGTAGTTTCCTAGCCCAACTTAAAAACTTGGTGTGCTCCTTGAGTACCATGTTACATCACTCGGTTTCATCCGAGTATGTGGTAATGTATGAATGAGCCCCTCGCTGTTGGCGTTAATTTGGGAATTTCACCCGCAGTAATCCTGCACTGGGTAGCGATCTCACTCCCTTCTGGTTAGGAAGGTTGAGGTAGGGATCTGGTACCTCTGGATACATTCCACTAGATGCATCATCTAGCCCTTTGGGGAGGAACCAGCCATCAACAATCGTCGCTTAAGACACAACTTGCGTTATGAGTCAAACTAAGACTATCGTGACCGGTCCTGGCAACAGGACTTTGTCACCGAACCCTCTCTCGAGGGTTCACC